CCTTATTCTCAATGGTTGTTAAAATGTACAGGAGGGAGGTATCGTTATGTTGCGTAAGCTAAAGCTATATGGCGAACTTGCAGAGTTTGTAGGGCATAAAGAATTTGAAATACAGGTAGATAGCCTTGGAAAAGCAGTAAGTTTTCTTGTTAATAATTTTCCGCAAATAGAGAAATATATGAATCCTAAATATTATCAGGTAAAAGTTGGTAATTATGTAATAGATAAAGATGAAATACACCACCCAATAGGACAGGAAGATATACATTTTATTCCTGTTATTACTGGTGCTGGTAGAGGATTAGGAAAGATATTGTTAGGTGCTGCCTTAATTGCAGGTGCATTTTTTATGCCTATAGCAGTGCCTTATGCCCCATTAAGTTTTAGTTTAAAAACTGGCTTTGTCGGTGGTTCTCTTTTAGCTAAAAGTATGGTTTACTTAGGATCTGCTTTAGTTCTAAGTGGTGCAAGTGATATGTTATTTCCTGTTCCAAAACCAAAAGAATTCAAATCAGAACAAGATCCACAATTATCATTTAGTTTTTCTGGTACGCAAAATACATCAAGGGCTGGTACTCCCGTTCCAATAGTTTATGGAGAGATAGTAACAGGATCAGTTGTTATAAGTGGTGCTGTTGATACTCAGCAGGTACAGGCATGACGGATAAACCTAAAATTATTAGAGGTGCTAAAGGTAGTCCTCCACCTCCACCGCAACCAACAAGAACTCCTGATACTTTACATAGTAGACAGTTTGCCACTTTTCTTGATCTTATTTCTGAAGGAGAAATTGAAGGTTTTGCTTCCGCTTCAAAAGAAGGTAGAACACAGGGAACAACTGCATATAATAACGCTGCATTAAAAGATGTATTTTTAAACGAAACTCCTGTTTTAAAAGCAACAGCTAACTCTGCATCTCCAGCTTCAACTGACTTTAACTTCCAAGATGTAGGCTTTAATCCCAGATTTGGTACATCAAACCAAACAAAAGTTGAAGGTATTGAAAGTAGTTCTTCTATAACAGCAGTAGCGGTAACTGTAACTGCATCCACTCCTGTAACTAGACAGATTACAAACTCGAATGTTGATGCAGCTAATATAACTATCACTGTTCCTCAACTTCAAAAAGCAACAGATCAAGGAGATTTATTAGGTTCTTCAATATCATTTAAAATCTCTGTTCAATATAATTCTGGTGGTTTTACTGATATTATTACTGATACTATTACAGGAAGAACTGCTGATGCTTACCAAAGAGATTACAGAATAAATCTTACTGGTGCTTTTCCTGTTGATATCAGAGTCAGTAGAATTACAGCCGATAGTTCAGATTCAAGTGTACAAGACGCATTTCAATGGACAAGTTTTGGAGAGATAATTGATGATTCTTCCACCTATGCTGATAGTGCTTATGCTTCTCTTCGATTGGACTCTATGCAGTTTCAATCAATTCCTACAAGAAAATATCGTATTAGAGGAATAAAAATAAGGATTCCAGGAGCAGGTGCTAATAGTTCTGGTACTCCGAGTATTGATTCCGCTACTGGTCGAATAATTTATCCTGATGGCTATATTTTTAATGGAGTGATGGGTGCTGCTCAATGGTGTTCATGCCCTGCGATGGTGTTACTGGATATTTTGACAGATACAAGATATGGATTTGGTAATCATATGACTGATAGTTCTCTTGATCTGTTTTCTTTTGTTACTGCAAGTAAGTTTGCAAATACGTTGGTATCAGATGGATTAGGAGGACAGGAAGCTAGATTTAGTTGTAATGTAAATATTCAATCTTCTAGTGAAGCATTTGATTTAATAAATGAGTTGTCAGGTGTAATGAGATGTATGCCGATATGGTCTGCTGGTAGTATTCTTCTTGCACAAGACAGTCCAAAAGATGCAAGCTATTTATTTAACCTAGCTAACGTAACTCCCGAAGGATTTAGTTACTCAGGAAGTGGATTAAAAACAAGAAATACTGTTATTTCTGTTTCTTACTTCAATATGGATAGTAGAGAGATAGATTATGAAGTTTATGAAGATGCTGCTGCAATAGCAAAGTTAGGAGTGATTATTAAACAAGTAAAAGGATTTGCTTGTACCAGCCGAGGTCAGGCCAGAAGATTAGCAAAAGCTATATTATTTACTGAACAAAATGAAAGTGAAGTTGTTGCATTTGCAACCTCCATAGATTCTGGTGTTGTTGTAAGACCTGGTGCTGTAATTGAAATAGCTGATCCTGTTCGTTCTGGTCTTAGAAGAGGAGGAAGAGTTAGTTCTGCCACAACTACGCAGATTACTGTAGATGATTCTGCTGCAACCGATTTACCAACAACAAACAATCCAACATTAAGTGTGATCTTACCTGATGGAACCGTTGAAAGTAAGTCAATATCAAGTGTCTCAAATGCAGTTATAACAGTATCTTCTGCTTTCTCTCAAACTCCAAATGTTAATACAGTTTGGCTTTTACAGGATGATACAGTTCAAGCTCAGAAATTTAGAGTAATAACAGTAGAAGAGTCTGATGGAATAAATTATGCGATTACAGCCTTATCTTACGTAAATGAAAAATACGCATTTATTGAAGATGGTGCAACTTTACCAACAAGAACAGTATCAATACTGAATCTTCCCAAAGATCCACCAAATGCTTTACAGGCTGAAGAAAAACTTGTTGAAATAAATAATCAGGCAGTATCTAAACTTATTGTCAGTTGGCAACCTATTGTCGGTGTTACGCAGTATCAGGTTAACTACAGATTCAATAATGGTAACTTTGTTTCTACAACAGTTTCTTCTCCTGACTTTGAAATATTCAATACTGATATTGGAACGTATGAATTTCAAGTATTTAGTTACAATGCTGCATTACAAACAAGTGCAACTTCTACTAATTTAACTTTTAATGCTGTTGGTAAGACTGCATTACCAGCAAATGTAACTGGATTATCAGCCGAACCAATAAATGAAAAATTAGTAAGATTACGTTGGAATTTATCTACAGATTTAGATGTTACTCATGGAGGTAGGGTATATGTCAGACACTCAACTCTAACCAATGGTAATGGTACATTTTCTAACTCTGTTGATTTAATTCAAGCATTAGCTGGAAATACAACTGCTGCTGAAGTTCCATATCTTGAAGGCGAATATATTTTAAAATTTAGAGATGATGGCGGTAGATTCTGTGCTGGAGAGACAAGTGTAATAATTGATCTTCCCGATAATCAAGCCCCTTTAATCACACAAACAAGAAGAGAAGATACTGATAGTCCTAAATTTCAGGGAACAAAAACTAATCTTGATTTTGATTCTGCTACTAACACAATAAATTTAACTGGTGGCGGTGCTTTTGATTCAATTACAGACTTCGATGCCGTTGGATCGTTAGATGATTTTGGTGGGATTGTTTCTGAAGGTACTTATGATTTTGGAGGTACAGCAGGTGGAGATACTTTAGATTTAGGTGGAGTGTTTAGTTTAGATTTAAAACGTCATTTCTTATCAGAAGCATTTTATCCATCAGATTTATTTGATTCGAGAGGATTGATTGATGATGTAAGTGATTTTGATGGGTTAACAGCAACAGAAGTTAATGCTGAAATGTTAGTAAGAGTTACACAAGATAATCCTGGTTCTGGATCTCCTACTTATTCTGGTTTTCAGACTTTTGCAAATGGTACTTATAAAGGAAGAGGATTTCAATTTAGAGCTAAGTTAACAAGTAATGATGTTGCACAGGATATTAGAGTTTCGCAGTTAGGTTATACAGCATCTTTACAGAGGAGAACAGAACAAGGTAATGTTACAGCAAGCGGAGCAAGTGCAAAGGCTGTTACGTTTACCAATCCATTCTTTGTTGGTACTTCTTCCTTGCTTGGAGCAAATACTAATTTACCCTCTGTTGGTATCAATGCTCAGAATATGGCATCAGGAGATTACTTTGAAGTAAGTAGTATTTCTGGAACGGGTTTTACTGTTCACTTTAAAAATTCATCAAATGCTTCGATTGATAGAAATTTCACCTATCAGGCTGTCGGATTTGGTAAAG